CTTTGAATGTATGACCACCAAGCTCAAATGATTTGGTGCGGATGCTGATTGCGGATTGCTGGTATTTGTCGCCAAAGGCTGTGGCAAGTTTTGTCATTTGTCGTTCCTGATTATTTTGTGATATATGTGTTCGTTCAAGTCCATTGCGAACCTGACGATTTCCGCTGGCGTCATTTTGTCAGCATGATGTTCTGCAATCTTATGCGCCAGCGTGATTGCAGTCAGCTTTTGTTCTGAAAACCCAAACCAGTCTTTTTTAAAACCGGCTTGGGCTTGCAGAAATCCAAGCAAATCATTTGTGTTTTGTATTGTTGTGGTCATGTTTTATTGTGGGTTATATATTTGCTCATGCAATTAAGCAATTTCTTAGTATTGTGTGCAAGTATTCACAAATCTTAAAAAAAAATAGATTTAAAGGCATAAAAAAAGCCTGACTAAAATCAGGCTTTTTAAAGTTGTAAATTTCTATTTTCAAATTACCAAACTAACGAATTCCATTTACCTGGAGATATGCAAGAGAATGATACGATAGTTCCTGGGGTAGCGTATGTCGCATTCGCATTGTTTGCTAGTGTGTCAATAGTACTTACCGCAACAGCCGCTGAGAACGCAATGGTAGTGCTACCTTGTCCTGATGCTTTTGTCAATGTGCCGCTTGCTGCTGGTGCGCCTGTTCCTGAACAGAATAGCGTAGTAAGACCAGAGGCTTGCGTTAGTGTCAATAACACCGTGAAGGTTTGTCCGTTGTTTGTAAATGTTGCTCCAATAGTCGCGTTTGAGGATGCTACCGTAAACTGGTAAACACCTGTTGCCGAAACCGCTGGAAATACCTTTAAAATACCCACGCCAGCATGTTCAGCTACAAAAATACTTCCGGGTGTTGCTATTGGAAGCCTTACGCTATCCGTAACACCTGTTGCTACGGTGGTAATTTTGTTGTAGAATCTAGCTAACAGTGTAGCTGATGCCTGAACTCCATTACTTGCTGCCGCTACGGTTAATGCCGCATCTGCTCCTGGTTGCGTGTTGTCAATCAAAGTTTGAATTTGATTTGGAGATTCAAAAACCTGAACTTTATGAGTCCCTGTGCGGCTAAACAAAGGTTTAACAATAGATCCGAAACGAAGGCCGTTGTTTGATACTTTTATTGGGCTTCCAATTTGAGAAACTTCAATATTAAGTGCCTTTGGCGCACTTAAATTTCCTGCTGACGGGCCTACCTTGTAGGCACTTAGCGTAATAATTGATCTTGCCATTTTTGTGAAATGTTACACTAATGTATAATCGTTTAAGCGAATGTTCAAATTTATTTTTTAGAAACTGTTGGCTTAGGCCTTGCCTTTGCTGCTAACAGTTGAAATTTACCTACCGTCTCGGCCTTCTCTAATTCTGTCATCCTACGCTCTTCCTCAATTGAAAGAGCTTGATCTTTGTCTAATTTGGCCTTGATGCGAATCAAAAATGCCTGGTCCTGAGCTGCTGCTTTGTTTACGAGCATCTGTGCTTCCGCCTTATCCATTTCTAAAGCTCGTTTTTCTTGCATCTCATATTCTAAAGTCCCCCTTGCGGCTTCCGCAGTGGCGTTGGCAGAATTAATATTTTTTTCTTCTTCTGCTTTGTACTGCGCCTGCATCTCTTTTTGCTTCTGTGCGATTTTCTGTTGGCGATACATTTTAAGCAATCTTATGGAGCGATAAATGTTTGGTTCATCTTGGATTTCAAATGCTTCTTCCTCGTAAAGAGAACCATTTGCAATTCCTGTTTTGCAATATTCATTAATCCACATTCTCATCTCCTGAGTAGGTTGTTTCATGGCATAAACTCCCAATTCGTGATATGTGAGGTCAGATAACAACCCATTCACTGCCATAGCCTGTAAACCCAACGCTTCTGTATATTGGGGGGCTAATCCGGTTGCTGCCATTCCTGAAATGTGCATTACCGTCCTTTGATGGGTTCCTAAATTGATTGAGTCAAAGGCAAAATGTAGCGGTCTTAACGCATCATCACTAGCTCCACTTGCCATTTCAGCTACGGCTTTACCCATCTCTGAGTTAGGAGTACTCGCATCTGTCAATTCATTTAACCCTATCTGATCCCGAAGTAAGTTAATATCCTGAATCATGAAGTTAAAATGCTTCTCCATGGCGTTTGAGACACCTCCTGCCATTTCTACTATTGGCTTGAAGTTTGATAAGTTACCCGAAGCATCTCTGCGTCTCCAAAGCAAAACACCTGTTTCAAAGTATATTCTTAACGCTTCCTTTGGTGTCAGTTTTTTGCCTCCCGATCCTTCAATGGAAATATCTTGAAGGGCTGTAAACTCAATAGCTGGTCCTGCGGGTACTGATTTAGCTGCATGATGTTGGTATTGTAACCACTGTATTTGAATGTTGTCGAAGGTAGGAATAGTGCTCTCCATGGTTGCCTTCTTCATTTTATAGACAGTGTACGGGCCTACGGTCTTACCAAGAGACGATTCATTTTTAAGCATATCCTTGCTCTTCCCATACTTCACAACATAGTCAGTTCCCTTTACCCAAAGGCATTGATATTGGTTGTCCAAAGAATATCGAATGACCTGGGATTCATTCGCCTGATTGAATTTTTTCTCTGTAACGCCTTTGTCTTGAAGGTTTTTCCACCAGTCAAATTCTTTTTGGCTGACTGCTACATCTCCAAATTGATTTTTCCCAACCTGATATGTCTCCCAATCCGGGGAAAACCACACGAAATCCCCAACCGTTATCTTGGTGTTGTCCCAAGGGTAACACATATTATCCTTGTAGTAAGTGTCTACATCGTAGTTGTTGAAAGTTGAGTTGGTGGCCTTCTCAGCTATCTTTTTATAGTCGGCCTCGCTTAACTCATCTCCAACGATTTCTTTGAACTGACCAATAGTTAAATCCCAGTATTCTCCAATGTATTTGATGTCATCACAAGTACTTTTTAAAGTAGATGAGATTATCATTCTCTCTGGAATACATCTTCTTCTGACAACTTTATTCCCAACTCGATAAACCTTTGTCGCTGCCGCAGCTACTTCTACTAAGTCTCTCGCTACTTCGGCAAGGATATCCGTATAGTTGTCCTGTTCATTCATTATCTTGATTAAATCCTGAACTACCAGGCAATAGTCCTCTTTATAGAACATATCCATAAAGACTTTAATTTCTCCAAAATTTTCAGGAGTTGGAATTATATCATCCTGAACTGGTGATTCAAATTGAATGCCTGTTTTTTTAGTTACGTTATCAAGATGCTCTTTATTGATAACATACTCTTGGAGTTCCATCTTTTTCTTTCTCCGATCATCCTGAGCCCTCTTATCAACTGCTTTAATTCCGATATCATTGTTTTGCTTCATCAACTTGCCAATGAGGACATTCACATACTTGGTGGCAATGTCCAGAATTTCAAAATTTAAAGCTCTGTAACTTACTGGACTTCTGCTATCCTTCTTTGAAATTCCGAGAATAGGTTTATATTTTTCAATCGACTGATTCCCTCTTGCATAGGCTCTCCATTGAGCAAATTTGTTAATTTGAAGGTTATTCCCGGTTGTCACCATGCCTGGGAAAAGGCCGTTTTCATTTCCGTTTATCCCTATTCCGTCAATAGCTTTTGCCCAACGGAGTGAATATTCTTTTGATGCTTTTTGCGCTGGACTTAAAAAGTCAGAAGGGAAATTAGGACTCTTCTTATCGTATTCCATAGCCTATTGGTTTTCTTGTTGATGTGTAAATATACCGTTTTGACCAGTATTGTCATAAGTGTCAAACCAATCGGATAAGCCACCCTCAACTAGCTGCTCTATTTCAGTAATCTTTTCTGCGTGTACCAGCGTGAATCCAGAACTCACAGTTGCATCTGATTTTGTGGGGTTTGTACTGTCAAAATTCAACCAGTCTTCAATGGTGTTATCAAACGGCATTCTGCCAATGTGAGTATTAATAAAGGCTATCAACCTTCTTGTGTAGTAATCAATGACCTCAGAGGTGGAGGCATACCCGGCATCATCTGATGTAATTTGTAAGTCTACTGTGGAGGACACAAAATCCTTTGGATAGGCTAGGAATTTTTCAAGTCCATTAGTTTCAAAATAATTATTTAAAGAGGGCACGTTTCTTTCCGGCAGCAACTTGCACCCTAAAAATATACATGCCATGGCTGCATCTTCAAAGGTGGTTTCAGGATCCTCTGGTCTGTTGACGTACTCAAAAATGAAGTTATGCGATGTCCAATCCTTTTTATCTTTGCCATAGTCGGCCATACCGTCATACAGCCTAAATCCGTGCATAGCTGCTTTTGAAGCCCTGGGGTCCTTGGTCTTTGAATACTTTATCGGGTCACTACCGATTCTAAACAGGTGATCATTCTTAGGAAATTTCATTTTCCTTGAAAATCCCTTCATGTCGTATCCCCACTCTTCGCCAAAGTTGTTAAGAACTTTAGCTTTGTCAGGTTCTTTTATCATGCTGAATTCTTCCGGGAACCATGCCCAATTAAATCTGCCTGCATGATCATCCCTCTCCCACCAGACGGGACCAAATTTGTCTTTAAGCCAGAACAGATTCCCCCGGACGTATGGAGGTTTAACCATGTGATTCCTTATCTTTTCAAGTCGATCAGATAAAAGCATGACATTGAAAATAGACTTGCTTTGATCTTTGATAAATGCTTCCGTCTCGTTCCGTGGGCTTTTGCGCATACGACTGCCCAACTTTTTAAGGTCAGATTTCAGTGCATCAAAGTCATTCTGAATTTTGATGTTGGCAATTTCACGGTTCACATTTCCGTACTTATCACATGCCGGACCATAGTTTTTGCCCTTAGCATCTATGTAATTCTCTAATGAAGTGTCTGTGTCTAATGAGGAAATAAGGTGTCTGTGAATTTTGGATGTGGTGAACCCGTTTCCATCTAAAATCTTCATGTCGCTATCCTTCCATAGTTTGTGACACTCATCACCACCTTCATTCATCTCTTCTACCGTAGTGGTTTTTCTTAAAACTCCTATCTTTCTGTGGTTACGGAAAACAGTTTTTAAGTTTGTCTCATGCCTAACATAGACATCGGCCACAATTTTTGGATTGACTTTCCCCACTTCATCCTCTAATACATCTCCTAAAGTTTCTTTGTCAAGTACTTTCTCTCCAGGCGCTACGGCAAATATTGTGCTTATCAATTCTACATCTGGCCCAAATTCTAAATTTAGACTTCCTTGCCCTCTTATGGATCTTCTTCTGAATACAAGTTCTGTCTGTGTGTTCGTGCCATGGGCAAATTCCGGCTTAAAGAATTTAGGCAAAGCATTAAATAAAGGAACTGTTTTGGCTTGAATTAACACACCTTTAGCACCAACTTCAAAGTCATTGCTTTGCAGGGCTGCCCGGTGATTATGAAGCATTGTGGCCCGATTTGTTATACATGCTATCTCTTCGCTGGTCTTTCCGGTTCCCCTGGAAGCTATGAATAAGTACCCCATGCTTTTAGGGTTTTCTTCACACCATTGCCGGATGTAGAAATTGTCTCTGGAGAATCGGTAATAGAATGGATATCCATCGTTCTCCTTGTGGTCAAACTTACAATAAGTGAGATACCAGTAATGGTGCCCTGTCATGTAAATCAACTCACCATTGATCATTACATGTACTCCCCATATTCTGCGCCTCCACTCTCTCCTGCGGTAACGCTCACACATGGGGTCCACGAACATGGTTTTTTTCTTACCACGCAGTATCAATTCCTGATCCTGTACTTGCTTGTATTCTTCTTCGAGCGAACGCTCAATATACCATTTGGGGATGGGCTCTCTCTTCCAGTATTGTTCTTCTATTGGGAGTCCGTAATTGATTATTTCGGACTTATCTGGGGGTGGTGGAAGATGGCATTTGAATCCCTCACCTACTGTAATTGACGAACCGTTTTTAATCGGGTAGTACACTTGTTATCTCTTCGTAAGGTTTGTCAAAAACCAATCTTTCGGCTGTTTCCGGCCTGATTGCCTCGTCAAATTCTGCTGCCTGCAGGTCTTTGTTATCTCCAAAAAACTGTTCATAAAGCCTTTCCAGCTCACGCATGCGGAGCTTGCAGGACTCCAGAAGCTTGTCTTTCTTAACAGTGGAGTCGATTACTTCTTGCTCGTCCAGAGCTCCTTCTCCCTTTTTTCCCTTGTTTATGGGGGTGAATCTCAATACCCGGTAGTCAAACAACTCTTGCTCACAGATCATGATTTCAGTCCACACATGGCTTTTCTGCATCTTCAAGAACTGCATGATGGCTGCGGTGACATCTTCATCTTTGATGTCCATGACATCTTGAATCTTGGTTCCCCACTTGCCATCTTTCCGTTCAAATCCTGCGTCCTTAGCTGCTTCACTTTTGCGGTCTGCAAGGTCGTGCTGAAATTCTTGTACTAGCTGGGTGTTCTTATCATAACAAAACATGATGTACCGCATCAACCTTTCAAAGTCGATGCGTTTTCTCAGCTTATTGAATTCCTCATGACGGAATAATTCCGGGAACGCTTTCTCTAAAGGTTCTTTGGTGAGATGTACTTTGTAGCGTATGGAGGAATAGCGGTCCACTTATTCAGTTTGTGAATGTCTATCTCCTTTGTAGCCCTCTTCTGATGATTCCTTTTTAGTATCAAAAAGGTCAATGCTTCCATGTCTGATTACTCGCAATGGTTGTCCGTCTTCTTCAAAATCGTAACCTGCTGACTCTGGGATAACCACGATCATGCCGGGCTCGATCTTCACTTTCTGCTCACTTGGCCCCACGGCCACAACTTCCCACATCTTGATCTTTTGACCTTCAACGGGGATAATAAGCCCAGATTTTGTTTTGGTATCTGGGGGTACGGGTTTAACAATAACCCTATCTTCACAAGGTGTTAATGACATAAATTTGGGGGTTAGAATGTCTGTTTGTGGTTATGGAACCACTTATTTTCCTCTTTTCTTAGGTGCTGCCACTTCTTCTGAAACAGGTTCACCAATTTCAGGTTCCGGTGTTTGTTCTGGTGCTGCCACTTCTTCTGAAACAGGAACAAAAGCTAATTTAGCTTCTCGGTCTGCTTTTTCAGTTGCCTCTCTTTGGGCTTGAATGAATTTTTCGTTTTCAATTCGATCTACGTCAATTTGTTGCATGGTGGGTATAATTTAAGTTTGTAAATATGAACTCAATTTTACGATATTTGAATGACTAAATCAATACCTATGAATCCTCCTTATAGAAAAATCAACCTTCTTTCCAGAAAAGCAAAAGATGAAAAGGGATTGGCTGCCATCAAAAGTGGTGGAGATTATGTGATCAGAAGTAAAAACAAGATCAGTAATCCAACAAATCCTTCTCAAACCCTGTCGAGAGGTAGCAAGGTTAGCGTAAGGACAAAATCTGACGTTATCACAAAATCCAGCACGTCTCCAACCACCTACAAAAGCGCCACGATTGATGTGCCCAAGAGTAAGTTTGTACCTGGAGACATGCAAAAAAGTGTGAAGGACAGACCTACAACAATGACGTTGGGTAAGCAATTGAGAGAGGATCCTAAGAAAACGGCAACAAGAATGGATGCCCAGTCAAAAGGTAAAATTTCTTACGCTGGCGGTGGGAAAGAAGAGTATTCTGGCCGGATTCAAAAATCTTACGAGCCCAGAAAGATAAACGTGCCGGTGCCTGGTAAAATGTCCACATCAAAAGAAACGGTAATTACCCCTGTAACAACTGTAAAATCCCCTCAAACTGGGAATTCAAAAGGAGTTTCATTTGCCGTCCGTAGAGTCGCTGGCGTGAACAACCAAGGCAAGGGCCAAAACTACAAGCGTTTGGATATCGGAGTGGGTAAAAAGACTATCAAACTAGCAAAGTGGAAAACTCCTACTAGGAATACTCAGTAGTAAACCCTCACACAGACGTAGTATTCTTCATCCTTTTTGAATATCCCTACACAGGTTTTCCCTTTGGACATTAGCCCCTTACGGTGTGGTGGAGACATCATCAACATCTTCAGGTTACCTTTAAGGCTATTGTCATGGCAGATCATTTCACGTACCCTCGGTTCATTTCCGTGATGGTTGTATTGCTTAACAAGCGTTGCTGCGTACTTGTCAAGAATTAGCTGTCTATCTTCCTTATATTCAAGTCTCCTCCTAAACCTCTTGGCCCTCTCTTTATTGACCAATTCAGCAAAATACTTGCAACTATCCATTGATAGTGATTGAGCATTCCCTATAATCGGGAAACTTAAAATCAGTATGAAAATGGCGTTTTTTATCATTTTCATAATTACATTGAATATATCCCCCAAAGAACACTTATAATCACTATAACGATTATGGTGAGCCTAAATAGTATTCCGATCTTTATTAGTAGTTGTCTCCCCTTAAAATGGCTCATCGTCTGACTGAGGCTTTAATTCTTTAGTTGGGTCCTTGTAGTGATTTGTAGCATGCTCCTGCCTTTTGACAGTTGGAATATACTCTGTTTCCCATGGTGCAAATTTTGTGAGTTTGCCTATAAACTTAACCTTTACTGTCCCTGTTGAGCCGTTACGGTGCTTCTCCACAATAACTTCACATAGCCCATGAGTAGGAAATCCATCCTGATCTTCAGTGATTTTGTAATACTCCGGTCTGTAAAGAAATAGAACAACGTCTGCATCTTGTTCGATTGATCCGGATTCTCTCAGATCGCTCAGTTGTGGCTTTTTCAATCCCCCTCTAGTTTCAACGGCTCTGCTCAACTGGGCTAGTGCCACGATAGGTATGTCCAGTTCTTTAGCTATTCCTTTCAGTGTCCTTGTAATCACTCCTATCTCCTGATCCCTGTTCATTGTCTTGCCTCCTTCATTAATTCCTTTGATCAGTTGTAGGTAGTCAACAATAATGAATTGAATCTTGTGCTTTGTTTTCATTCTCATGGCCCTAGCACGAAGCTCTAAAATCGTCATGAACGGGGTGTCATCAATAAATATTGGAAGTTTTGAAAGTTTTCCCACGGCATTCATATACCTAGTCACCTCATAGCTATCCAATAACCCCTTTTTAACTCTGTCAGAGTCAATTTCAGATTCAGAGATGGCCAGTCTTTCCACTAACTGTTCATTGGACATCTCCAAACTAAAGATCCCAACAGGCACTCCTTTCTCTGCAATATTCTTCCCAGCCTGCATTGCAAAAGATGTATTGTGGGTAAGTGTATGGCCTGACGTTACATACAAACTATCTGGACTACCTATTGAGATACACTGTGTTTCTATTGTTTCATGATCTATTATATCAGTAATGAATTTTTGACTGTATCTTTTGTGTTTGTATCTGGATAAGTGTTTAACTGTTGATACAGGTATTATCCCATTAGAAAAAGCTATCATTATCCTAAAATACTCTCGAACATTTATCTTTTCTCCATTTTTAGTGTATTTACCTTGATACTTTTTACAAGTTGCTCTACCACCTAACCCCCTAACGAGATCAACAACTTGTTCTGCAAGTCTACCACTTGTGGTGCTATACTCTATCCACGGGCAACTTTTGTTGCATACGTGTCCATCAGTGTCTAGCAATCCCCTTAATAGAAGTACTCTATTTTCAACAGAATTTAATAAATACACCTCATCAATTAATTTCTCATAACTATGCTTTCCTTTAAGTTCTGGTATTAAATGAAAAAATGATTTTTTTTCATTTTTAGTTCTTACTATGGAGTGATCTAAACTGCTAGAGGAGTTTAGTTGGTATCCATCTGGCAATAAAGAAGAACATCGAATTACAACATCTTTCTCTGGATTTGATAATCTAACGGTTGCCCCAGTTAACCCTCCATCTCCGACAAGAACTCCATATAAGTATGGATTTATTTTTGTTTTTCTGTCCTTAAATTGAATGGGTTTTACAAAAGGGATTGAGTGGTTTTTCCTAACTCCTTTTTGAAGAGTTTCTTTTATATCTGATGTTTTCTTTACAGTTCCTGTTCTTCCCCCTTTAGTTTTTCTATCAGCCCTTGTTTGGGTATACCAAAGATGCTCATAGTCACATATTACATCTGACCCGTCATCAAAAATTACCTTACATGTTTTTCTTTTCCCCTGTGGAAATACGCCTGTCACGGGGTAAAACTTACCATCTGATCCCGCTAGCATATCTCCATTCTTAACATCTCTCATTTTAATCCATCCGTTTATTGAAAGTAAATTTTCATCTAAACTTTGCGCTTTACCCATCCCCGGACGAGCTGCAAGTATTATCAGGTCGGTCTTATGGAATCCATTCAGCAAAGAATCAAGTACCGCAAATCCAGAATCTAAACCTGTATGTTTGCCCGATTGTCTGGCTTCTATTGTTCTGATTACTTTCAGGCCTATTTCTACCATGCTCTGCTCTGCCCTAGAGCCAATGGCATCATCAAAAATCTCTTGGATTTCCAGATTGCTTTTCTCTATCAGACTGAAAACATCTGTGGTGTCCTCATACGCCTCTTGATGGATATCTGAGGCCATTTTAATGAGTGATCTCTTCATTCCGGCCTCTACCAAAAGCCTGGCATGGAATTCAATATTTGCTGCTGAACTAACTCTGGAGGTCAATTCAGCGATGTAATAGGCCCCCCCAATGATTTCTAACTTCCCATTTGATCTGATGTGACCTGTCAGGGTGAGCATATCAATACTCTCTCCTGCAGCAAACATTTCAATGATGGCCCTGTAAATCTCTTGATGTGCTTCTGAGTAGAAGTGGTTGACTCTTAAAATGCTGGCAACTTCAATAATTGCCTTTTTTTCAAGAATTATTGCCCCTAGAACTGCTGCTTCTATGTCTAATTCTTGTGGAGGAAGTTTCCCAAGGCTTTGAGAAATATCGTTACTTACTTTTGGTTGTTTTGGTCTCATTGTGGTATCCTGTAAACCGGTTTATCCTCTCCTTTTGGTTTTGGCACATAGGGCTCTCCCTTGTCTTGCTCTGCCTTTTCCACGTAACTCGTAAACTTTTCGCTTAGAAGCGTCTCTGGCTCAAAGAATCTGAATGTCTCTGTTCCAAACCACTCTTTTGCCTTGTACCTGAAAGCAAACTGACAAGCCTTCTCAAAATTTCGCCCAGGCCATAGTTTGTCAAATTCTTTTTTCCTGTTGGTAATCAGCTTGGTTCTTTTGTTGGTGATCTTGTACGGACGGATCTCTGCCTCCAAGTATTCAGATTTGATTTCACGGATTATTTCAAGTATCGACTTTTCAAATTCATTTTTAGGAACATCGTCAACGCTAGTTGACAATACTTTAGTACTTTCCTTTACTTTACTTTCCTTTACTTTACTTTCCTTTACTTTACTTTCCTTTACTTTACTTTCCGGTATTTCTGTCACAGAAACTCCGTTAGATTCGGAATTACTGCTTACAAATTTACCGTTCATACGGAGTTGTTTCTTCGATAACTCCTTTGCTCTACCTCTTTTCTGATACACCGCAATAAGTCTTTCATCTAGTGATTCTGAGTTAATAAAGCCGTTTTTATTGAATAGCATTTCCAGCCTGATACAGTAATCCACGACACTCCGTATTTCTGTCACAGGAACACCGAAGTCACCGGACATTAATTCAAATTCTAGGTCTGTATATGGGAAAACATTGCCATCAGACCCGGTTAAATACTCTAGGATCATGGACCATATAGCGTATCCTGACACGCCAAAGGTTGATCGCAATGCTTTAACCTTTTTGTGATTTCTCATGTCGGCATCATGAGAGAAGTAATCGCAGTTATTTTTAGGGGGTCTGCTCATAAAAAAACAACCCCCAACAATTCGTGGCGGATCACCTGAACCGGAAGGCCCAATTGAAACGAACTGAAGGGGTGTGTTTTTCTTAATGTCATTTAGTAATCCGCACTGTAAAAGTAATTAAAAACTCAACATATCAAAACAACTAGGATACCGAAATGACAGAACAGTCAAAACCAATTGCTTTAAAGGATTCCACTTCTTTGTCAAAAAGAGAGTCCCTATCAGTTCTTGTAAGGTGAAATAACTCATCGCTATACAAGAAGAAATCTACCTGGGTAGACTTGGGATCTAGCCCAATGTTTACGGTGAACTCTCTCTTTGGGTATCCTTTGTAGATAGGAATGGAAAGAACGAAGGAATTTACCAGATCAATTTCTCCAACCCTTCTTTCGAGCATGGATAGTGAATTGCCGGTGTTGTCGTTATGCTGCTTAATCACAAGCTCTACTCCAACATTCCACTTCTGAAGGCTAGCTATTAATTTGGACTGCACTGAGGGTTCGTTAAAGAAATACTTACGCTCACGCACGAATTTTAAGAACTCTGCAACGGTCCAGCGCTTATCAGAGTTAATCGACCAAGCCGCAAGGTCTTCACTTGGTTTTAACGAGCCAATAATCTGTACTGGTGACTTCTCCGATCTTTCATCCAGGTTGAGAGTCAATTTGTTGTTATCCCGGTCAATTAGTAAGTGTGCCTTATTCTTTTCAAAATTGGAAGACTTACCTTTTAAAAAATCTACCGGTGAAGAAAGAACTCCAGAGATATTAATTGGCTTTTCATAAATCTGCTTTTCAGCATCTCCAAAAAGGATTTTGTGTTCGCCTGCCTGAGTCAAGGTCAGTGTAACTTCGGGGGTTGGTTTTTTGTCTGACATTATTGTGCTTGTTTAAGTTGTGCATGAATAGTGAATTGACGCTCCTCTGGAAGCATTGGTCGGCTGTTGACAACCGTTCCATCCAGAGCAACATAGTGAACAGCCTGATTATCGTAGTCAGGGATCTTATGGGCCTTCCCGGTGACCTCGATTGCCTTGATCTTGATGGCTTTCAGGTTCTCTGAAAACTGTTTGGACAAAGGTTCTATCCTATCTTTGTAGTCCTTTTTAACCTGAGCAAGCTCATCAAGCAACACTGATTTCTGCATGGCCGCCTGTGCCAGATCATCACGCTTAATGTTTAATTCCTCATTGGTTAGCGGTTTCATGTACGTGAGGTCCTTGACCTCCGTAGAGTGAGCATCCAGAAAGTCCGTTCTTTCGGATTCGCTCATTTTTGGTAATTCAAAAATATTCATAAAATTAAAATTGGTTTTCAGTCTTCATTTTCTTTATCCCCAGCTTCGTAATCCGGTTCGTATTCTATCAAATTTTCAGTCCCACAGAACGGGCAAATTTCAGTGTCTACATCCTCTGCACAGTCCTCATTTTTACAGGCCACTATAATGGGTTTTTTTGGGAAAGAATTGCTTGGGAGTCCATCTGCAGAGTCCCAATTCACGGTGTCTGAATACTTACTCATAGCGGAAGTCGGTAAAGTGTAGAATTTTGCCTGACCAGTCTTTGTTGAACCACATGCAGAATTTTGTTATTGACTCAAAGCCATCATTTTGAACTAATTTCACAACGGGTTCTTTATCAGTAGTTATGTATTGAGCTTCGCCATTTCGATATACCAATGTCTTTGGTATATCTCCTATAACCTTTCCGTCAACTTCAATTTTTGGCCAGTATAATTCTGGATTGTACCCTCCTTTTTTTGGCATTTGGGTGCATGAAATTTTGATCTTCTGAATGCTTTTAATCGTATCCAAATCCGGAATACCTTCATTGAAGTGGTCAATTATCTTGTACCCAGCGCCACGGTAGACCATGGATACTTTCATTCCGGCTTTCCATCTGTTGTGAGTATCTTCGCGGAAGGTGTGGATTTTAGGCTTAACAGAAGTTATCATTGAAGATATTTGATTTACGTCAGAGTGTCGAGCATACCTGATCAGATTACCAGAGATATTACCAGTGCCAACCAATATCTTTTCACGAAAATTTGTAGGCTCAGGCTTTCCATCTTCTCCCTTCCATGGGAAATACTGTTTAAATCCTAGTACCATGGCTACTTGATATTATCAATACAAATCTGCTTTGCCTCTTTCAAAAGTGCATGTACCTTAGCTGATGCCGACTTGCCTTTCTTGGATTTAAAGTGAGTCCAGATAATTACATCGTCACTGAGGAAACTCGAATCCATCATAGCCCTCAATCGGCCAAAGCGACCCGAATCATCACCGGCCAGCATCTTTTCTTCTTCTTGTTCCTTTGCCAACCGATCAGATTCAATCTTTTCCTCCGCTTCTCGCTTGGCTTTTGCCTCGGCTTCAATACGGGCATTCTCAGCAGCTTCTTTTTTAGCCTTCTCTAAGTCAGCCAATCTTATTTTCTCCAGTCTTTCAGCCTCCTTTGCATCCTCAATAGCCTTTTTATCAGCATCCAATTTATCTTGGGCTGCTTTCAGGTCGGCAGCAACTTTAGCATTGAAATCCTCAATTTTCTTTTGTTCTGCCCGGAAAGCAGCTTGTTCCTCTTCAAATTTGCGTTGGCGCTCTTCCTGCTCCTTACGTTCATTCAAAAAACGCTCTTCCTCTTTTCTCTTGTTTTCAGCAGCAATTTTCTCTTCTTCGACTTGCCTATTGTGAACCATGATGGCCTCTGCCAAGGCCTCATGAAACTGGTCCTCGGTATAGCCTTTGATCGTGGAGTAGTCCACAGCATGTCCAACTGCAGCAAATTGATTGATCATTGTCTGAATACGGTCATCCTCTTTCTTTTCCTCCTCCAACCTTAACCGTTCCTTTTCTTCATAAATGGAATCTTCGATTTCAGACAAAATATCTTCCGTGGGTTCGATTATAGCCACTAATTCATTCTCCCTGGCAATTACGGCCTTTTGGAATTTTGTGGCAGAATCCCGGAGATTTTTAGCCACATTCTGTATTTCAACCCTTTTCTTTTTGAGGGTTTTACGTGCGGATTCAACGGCTTTAAGTCCTTCTCTATCATTCACTCCATTGACTTTTAAGTCTTTGAATGAGTTGGATAGTGTCGTTAATCCGGATTCGGTGATTTCGTACTCCGTCTCAAACTTTTTGAGTTCGGTTTCAATAAAATCGCTTTGGGGGGTGAGGGATGTATTCATTGGGGGTTTAGATTGATTTGCAAAAAAATAGGGGTGCCGCTAACCAAAACAGCACCCCCAGGATGGATAAAACAACAATCGTAAGAGATACAAAGGTAAGCATTTTTTATATTTTTCTAATTAAATCCTTCCATTTTGCTTCATTCGTTCTTTCTACTTTTAGGTAGGCTACATACACATTCACTTGGGCTTTTTTTTCAGCACTTGTGAAATGTGCCTCTTGTGGACCAAAAGCGGTTTCAGCAAGTAGTAAATCCTGAACATATCTAAGTTCTGATTTAATCCTTTTTTCACGTTCAGCAACTCTTTTTTCGTACTCCCTCACATAAAGGAAGTCATTGAGCATTCTTAGGAATTTTTTCATGGCTTCAAATATTTGTGTTTACAGGTAGATATTTTTGAATAAGGTTGGCTTCAATGGCATGCCAATTTTGACCATTGTAGAAAAACATTGTCTCTTGAAGAAGCACTTCTTTAGGTATTTTTACGTTTTCCATCAGTGTTTTAAATGCTTGATCGGATAAAACATAGGATGACTTGTTAATTCCTTTCATTTCATTTGCTTTAAGAAAATAGACATCTTTCATGGCTTTGCATTTCTTTCAAGTGTGGCAATAACGTCTCCCTTTTTGATAAGAAGGTAGTCAGAGCCTCCTAATTTGATCTCCTGACGGTCCGACTCACCGAAAAGGACTTTGGTGCCTACGGGAAAAGAACTGTCACCCTGAGCAAAAACAACCCCTCTGCGGGTCATTTTTTTCTTAATGATGACTCCCGACTCTGTTTGTGTGGGCTCACTTTCGGGAATAACCAATAAATGACCCCTGATAGGCACAAATTCTCCATTCACCTCTTTCCCGGTTATGTGCCTCTGCCGGATTACAAAATACTCCTTGCCTTCAATGGTGTTCATCCAGTCGGCATTTCTGCGATACCAAATCTTTTGGCCCACTTCGATTTCACACTTATCTCCCCGGAATGGGGACCCAACATGCCTTACAAAAGCAGTTAAGTACTTATATTCTGGCTTTACCTTCCTCTGAATCCACTGATCTTTGGGTTTCAGGATGGGCTCACCTTTCTCATTTCGTAGCTGGCTATAAGTCGGCACCAAGATATCATCCCAACTTTCAAAATCGGGATCCACAAGAATGTACGAAGCAATAGGAATTATTTTGCCATTGCGGATAGCACAAATTATCTGCTCATAACTGACCTTGAAATACCAGGTCTTATTTGGGTGCACACCTTCTTCCTTCACGCAGTTGCGCATGGTGATGGTGTTGAAATGGAAGTATATACGGTCACCGATTTGCAGGTCTTGGGATACGTCTGAAACATACCGGTATTCAAAAGGACTGGAGTCTGCAGGTGCCGGGCTGCCACGGTGCTCTTGCATAACCGGCCTAGACGTAAGGTGAAGAGGCAATGAAACCACCTCGCCATAAGTTCTAACATGAATTTGAGGGTCAAAGGATGGGTCTATGACTAAATTTAAGCCCTTAAACGATACCTTGTCGTTGAACATGGTGTCCGTTTTGAATATCACGTAGTTGTTAAATGGAATCATTGTCCTTTTTCTTTTTTAAGCCTTTCTACTTCTTTTTTGTAGTGATTGGTAAGAGCATCAATCTCAAATTTAGCTCGTTTGCAAGTCTGCCTGGACATGACCAACAATTTCTCAGCGGTGCCACTTCCGTACTTTTTATTTATTGCTAAACTGTATTTGAACTGATCTCCAGAGTTGAATCTATTTGAACCTCTGGATTGAGCGTGAACGTTCTGTTCGTGAAATTTAGTTGCCAGATGCCTTCGCCCAATAAAGTGTCCGGCATCAGCATCTTTCCAGTGCATGCGCTTCCCTGTTGTAATACAAGTAACAATGCCATTATTGTCTGCATCGCGTAAACGAATGTAGACGGAGAATACTTTCCATAGCTTATCGTCAATCATTAGACTTGGTTAGTCGAATACGTTGTTGCTTTCAAAAAATGGAGGGGGATCTACCCCTCCTTCTGTCATTGTGGTGAAATAGACATTGCTATTCACCTGATTCGTGGCATCAATTCATCCTGCCGTGAAGTGTTGCGGGGATCGGACTCGAACCGATGCGTAAGGAGTTATGAGCCCCTATTTCTACCAACTGAATATACCCCACGATGTAACGGCCATACTGCCGTCTGAGATTTTTAGCCCTATTCTTTGGGGTTGATGTTTGCGCTATTAACATCAACGATGGATCAAAATTAGTAATTAATAGCAACCGCACAAACTATTTTTACTTATTTTATAAGTATTGTTTACATAAAACATTTTAATACAAACCTATAAATATCAAAGATACCTATCTGAAATACTGCTATGGACATGACGGCTATCAGTAACTTAATCCAAAACCATCTAAATGCCCCTCCATTGGCTCTTTGCCACTTATCAAGTCTGGAGTTATCCCCTAAGTACCAGTATGGTCGATAGTTCCCCGACAGGGTTCTGGCCAGGTTAAGGCTCCAGTCGAACAGGAACCAAAAAACCGCAAATGCCATCATGGGAAACAGCACCCACCGGTCAGCTGGGAGATGGAAGTACAGGACTATCCAAAATGCCAAGCCTACAAGTAACCGAATAAGGTTGGAGCCTTGGTAGTTCGGGCTTTTGTGAATCTTTACTTCGTGGTACCAATCCCAGGCAACTTCAAATTCCACGAGGATTAAAAGGATCATATACAGCATTCTTTTTGTGTTTAGATTGTGGCATTAGCCCCTCACCTCTGCAGGCAACGCAATCCCTAAGTAACGAAGTTTTTTTGTCTTTTACCTTTTTCTTACCAGCACAGACTGGACACAGCTCTTTCTGATTTTGTTTCTTTTTCATTGGATACCACATTTTAAATCATTTGACAATAAAAAAATTCCGGACCGACAACCGGAATAACCATTTTCTAAACCCAATTCACCACGGTTTGGAAACCATAGTTTAATCCGCACGTCTGACGGTTTTAGCGGTATCATCAGGCTTATTTGAGATCCTTCTCTCATAAGCCTCTAAAGCGTATCTCATCTCTCTCAATTTCTCAGCAGCGCCACGGCCATCCTTCTTATCCAGAAGTGACTGTACCTCCTGAATTCTCTCCTTGGTGATGATTTTCTTCAAATTTGCTTTGGGGAGCATATCTTTGAATCCGAAAAGTGACTTTTGTTCTGCCATTAGTAGATAGTTTTTTCAAGAGCCTCCTCAATGGCTTCTGCCGGCAGGACCGCAGCGAAGTGTCTTTCGTGGTAGAGGTTTTTAGGCTGCTTCTCTTCCAGCGACATCATGCCCCAGTAGTCCAAAGGTACTTTGGTATCGCCCTCCAGTGGGTAACCGGCTACGGTATAAATCTTGCCAAACTGCGGGAAGTCTTCGGGCACCATGGAGCCGAATACGCAGTTGAATATCTTTTTTGTTGGTGTTACCTCCTGTCCGATTTTGAATTTCATATCACTAAGATATCATTTCCGTAGATGGGACCACACAAAATAAACCGGGAACACTATCGGTGCGAATATCCACGCCACATAGTCCTCTGTGGTCAGCAGGCCTCTGAAGATCATCATGAGTATGGCACCTAGCATCCAGCAGCAGCCACAGTAGACTCCGAGTAACAGCATCATGGGTTGTTTCTTAGAATCCAAGCCATAGACCACATAAAAGCGTAGAATCCGGCACCTATCAGAATGGGGGTGACATTTACCTTGCCATCCTGAATGGACCACGCTACGCTAAAAATAACTCCCATTACCAGCAGGAAAACGCCTATTTTAATTAATAATTTAACGTCCTTTATTTTTGTCATTTTAGTAGGTTTTCGATTTCTTTATACAAACCATGTACTGGTAGAACGTATAGTTTAGCCTTACTCAAAGCCTGCTTTAGAGCAATAATATCTAAACCCTTGGCAATGCTTTCTTTACCATTCAAGTCGGAGAGTGTTGACCAGTTTATGATCTGTCTTTCCATTTCAAGAATCTGGTCTTGCGCTCTTAGGCTCATGTCTGAGTAGGTTTTAACAACTGTTTCAAGTCTGGCTATCTCCTTATCCTTCTCAGCTAACTGATTTCTCAATAGTAGATACTCAGAATTAACTTTAGCTGCATTCTCAGTCGACCTCTCAGCAATTTTTATTAGGTTTTCATTGCTTACTTTTAACTCAGATAACTGCTGATTGGCAATAGTGCGCTGGCTATCTAGTTCTTTTATTTGTGCATTCAGGTCATCTATTTCCTGATACAGTTCTTCTTCTGACCAATCTCCTTTCATGTTGTTTTAGGCTTTACAATTCTATTTTTTGAAAGATCATAAGCTGATTTAATTACCATTTTCTTTAATGGTTTCGGCTTTTTTAGTGGGGTTGTGTTGTAATCGTTTACCCACTTAGGTTCTTCTTTAAACTTACTCATGTTGTTTTAGGTTTACGGGTTTCTTTTATGTACTTGGCAAGTATTCGTTCTGCGTATCCTTTGTCTGGATCATAATCCTCTCTAATTCTGTAAGACCACTTAATAAACTTTAGTAGTTCTATGTCCTCTTGGCTTTCTTCTGTGACTGATGGCTGAAGTATAGTAGCTAATATACTTGCTATATCATTAAAATCTTTTCTTTTAATTAACTGTCTTTCTTTTTGATCTGTCCAGTTTTGAAGGGTGTCAATAATTTGTAGTCTTAGTAACGAGTGGGCACTGTTATCTTTAGATACTCTTGGAAAATTTCCACACAAACTCCCATCTTTCTTTGGGGGTAGTATAGGTGTGAGGATGGCAAACTTCTCCCATCTACCGTTATCAGCACAGTCCCTACATCTATCATTATTACAGTTACCAAATATACTTCCTACGCAAGTATTTTTAATACCTACATCATACCCACTAAGGTCTACTTTGTAATAGTGGCCAATGTAATCTTTGTGTGCTGGAAGTGAGAATCCTATCATCGGCCAATCTTTTGTGTGGCAAAGTAAACGCCTCGCTAAATCCTGATCTTTCAGCTTTACAGCGTCTTTGATGGCTTGGTCTTTGGCTTTGTCATAAGCAGATGCGGCTACAAAAATTGAATGCCCTGAATCAGCTAACTCATTATAATCTGGCTTAATCGGCAAGTCTGCCAGATAGAGTCCGTCCTCTTTTAAAATGATGTGGTAGTTTTTCATAGGTCTATCGGTGATTAAAACGGAAGGTCATCGGTTGTACTGTGTTCTGATGGTGCTTTGTATTCGGGTTCAGGATCTTGCGCTGCGTGTCCTGCGGGTTGCCACTTTCTGTCAGTCTGCGCTTCCCAGGTGAGTTTCCATGCTCGTACTTCGGTGTACCAGCGTCCGTTGTACTCCCGGCTTTCCAGATTGACATGAGCTGTCACGGTGAGCCCTATGGTGAGGTCGTACTTGTTGATCATTTCCTCTCCCCAGAGCGACATACAGACTTTCTTTGGGTAGTTTCCTGGCAGTTCGATCACGAAGTCCTGACGACTCCATTGCCCTTTTTTACCCATGCCGGTAGTTACCGCCATGACGTTTATTATTTTACCGGTTATTTCCATTTGTTGCCCAAAGTTAATCCTGCCTTTTTCAACCTATTCATGTAAGATTCTGCTGATTCGTCTTTACGTCTTACTACCTTACGCTTTACGGTTTTGTTTTTCTTAGCCATATTATTTAGTTTAAAATTGTTTCACTACCACAGCCTGTTCGATATATTTTTTCAGACCAACAATCGACCTTTCAATTGCGGCTTCGGTAGCATACATTTCAGAGGATGCAATTACATAACCGTTTGGCGCGCAGATGTTAAAATAGTATTCACCTCTGCTTGTTTTTTTTATTCTGATTTCGGATTGTGTCATAAGTTATTTGTTAAAGTTGGAAACTCTCTAATTTGTAAGTCTTCTGGAATCGCCTGAATCTTGTCAATCTGCTTGAAGAAGTAGGGGACACCAGCTTT